CCGTTGGAACCTCGTAATTCATTTCATCAGGGGAACCATCTGAAAATTTCATTGTCTGATGTCGTTCTTCTTGACCAGTTGAGGTCATCTTCCCTTCCGCTAAATCAGCCTCTGGTTGTAACCATTGATCTTCCAAATTGAAATTGTGTGTATTATGTAAATATGTATTATGTAAATATGTAGTAAGCTATGTATGATCTAAAATGTAGGAGTACTGCTCAATACCCCAACGATCCTTCGTGTGATAAAGTTGATGAAGCGGTCATCCCAGGATAACACGGATGTCCTGGGATCGTTTCAATCACCAACAATGTTTTGCTAACCTGAGTTGTCTCTCTGGGGACTGTTTAACGTCGCCGTGACGGAGTGAAATTACTTTCTTCGACTCAAATATTCCACCTGGGGTCGATATAACTCATGCCAGTCCAACAACTTCTGGTCAAAAGACTTCTTTATGACATCTGAACACTTAGGACCAAGGTTGTGTCTTTCACAAATGATCAACATCTGCCGCTGATGATTATCATAGAATTCGCGCCCATGATTAAATGCTTCATTCATAGACCCCATCACAGTCTCCGCAGCCAACTCCTCCTTGTTGAAACAGTGTTTAGGGCTCCACACGTTGAGGCACAATGGCTTGTAGATTGACTCGGTTACAAGAGCCCCCAGCCTGAATCCACACTCGTGAACATTGGAGAAGTTCCTTTTGAGAAACTCAAATTTGTGCTCTGGGTAAAATGGCATGGTTGTTGCGGACTTTTCTGGGTCAGTGTATTTGATCCCAAATTCCGCACAGATATCACTCATGACTCGCATATCAAACCAGTCACAGTCTTTGGATACAGAACCACCGCTATCGTCACCGTAGGTCCCTAAAGCAACATTTTCTCGAAATGGTGGTGGAATTTTGTCAAAACCATACTTGCGCACATAACTAATGTAGTACACGCATCGGTGTTTCAGAGAGTTGATGCCACTGTTTACGTCCGCAGTGATGTTTATTCCACTGGGGAAGTCTCCAGTGTTGACCACAATAACGTCACCAAAATAATTGATTGTGGCATACGTGACATCATAAATCCACGCATCCAAAGCCTTAAGATTACTCTCTTTTTCTGAATCATTTGGCCAAAACAAATAAGCCAGCTCTCTGTAAATTTGTAAGCCTGCTCGCAGTAATGACACTGGCATCCGCTTGTCGTATTTGGAAAAATCTCCAGCAATAATTCGATCAGTACCAAATTTTGTCATGTGGTAATAAATCAAAG